GAATAAAAAGGCTGAGAATCAGCCGAAAGCAAGGGGCAACCATTATCAAAATCCCGTCATAATCTCAAAATCATTACCTAGATATCAAAATTTATTCTGTAAACGTGATTTGTGAAGTGGTTCCTTAAATGAAAAAGACAATTTTAACAAATTTTCCGTTAAAGAACAGACTGACATTGTAGAATCATTAGTGACCTATGCCAACGACATTTTAAAGAAATACCCAGATTTATCTCGCGATATCTATATTTATATCATAGAAAAATTATCCGTTGCTTGTAAGGGTGTAATCAGGGGAACGACGAGTGCACTGATTAATTTATCTAATTATTACTTTACGTATAATAATGATGATGAAGCAATTAAATATGCTTATCAAGCTGCATTAGAAGGACATTGTTTAGCAACTTATAATTATTGTTCTTATCTATCGAATAAGGAAATAGATAATAAGAAAAAGGAAGAAATTGTACAATTATTAGTCAAATCGAGCGAAAAAGTACCTTTTTTTATTACGGATACGATAGGGAAATTATTGTCTAATAAAGAATTGAGCAGATATTATTTAAGTGCTAACAAAAAAGAAAAAGCCTTAGAATGTTTCTATAGAATTAAAGAAATACTGGATAAAGATAATACTCTTCCTGATGCAAAAGAAATACGACAATTAAATGAAAGGGAAATTGAAGAGCTGGAAAAGAGTTTAATTCATGGGCATTGCCGAGTTGAAGACGAAGATATAATAAAAATATGGGATAAATTATGTGAAGAAAGCAAGATTTTTCTTAATACCGCCAATGATATATTAATAATGCTTCAGAAAAGTCCTCAAATCTCTTATGATTATTCAGTTGCAATTATGCCATTATTTAAAGCATTAGAATGTGAACTCTACAAATACTGTTTTATAAATTATGTAGAATATATGAAGACTAAGGACAATATAAATATCTACGATTTAACAGAAGACATGAGAAACTACACAAATGAAAATTGTATATTATCATTTTCAAAAAGGTTTTCTCTAGGCGCAGCTAAATGTATTATATCTACTTATGATGATTATGTTAAACCTACTTTTCTTAATTACATTGAGGAAAAATATAAAGTTGGCAAAAAAGAAGCTTTTATTTTCTTTAAAGATTATACAAAGGATTTAAAAAAATTAGTAGATGACTATAGAAACCCATCTGCACATAGGTCAATCATTACTGAAGAAAAAGCGAATCTGTGCATGAATGAAATTTTAAAAATCAAAAAAATGATATATAAATTGGTTAATCTATTAAACAACTAATGCTTTTTTGAAAGAAAGAAGCAATAGTGATTGCGCACACTGAGAATAATCAAAAAAGAGGGGAATAATGAAAATATTCGGTCGAAGTAGAGACAAGCCTAAGGAAAAGCGAGAGCTTGACCCAAAGCTGAACGACTTTATTCGCGGCGTGGACGTTGACTATAACGGTGTAGCAAGCGGAGTGGCGGTCGATGAGCTGAGGGCAATGCAAACAAGCGCGGTATATGCGTGCGTAAGGGTTTTAAGTGAGACAGTGGCAAGCTTGCCACTGTTTTTATTTAGAAAGGAAAAGCGAGGAAGCGCAAAAGCGACAGAGCATCCATTATACGAGGTTCTACACGATTTGCCAAACGGCGAAATGACAAGTTTCAACTTTAGAGAGGTTATGATGACCTCTCTTTTGTTATATGGAAACGCCTATGCGAGGATTATCCGAGATAAAGCAGGGCACGTCAAAGAGCTTTGGTATTTGAAGCCTACTTATATGGAAGTTGAAAGGGACAGCGCTACCAAAAAAATTAAGTATACCTATTCCGATGATAAGGACAACAAAAGTTATACATATAAGCCGGAACAGATTTTCCACATAGTTGGTCTTGGGTATGACGGTATTAAAGGCTTGTCGCCGATAGATCAGGCAAGGGAAGCGGTGGGACTTGCGCTTGCAACCGAGGAATATGGGGCTAGGTTTTTCGGTAACGGCGCGCGTCCAGGCGGAGTGTTGGAACACCCGGGAGCAGTCAAAGATCCCGAGAAGCTAAGAGAAAGCTGGAACAAGGTATACCAAGGAGCAAAGAATAGCAATAAGGTTGCCGTTTTGGAAGAGGGAATGAAGTATCACGAAATTGGACTTTCCCCCGAAGCTAGCCAATTTCTTGAGACGCGCAAATATCAGTTAAACGAAATTTGCCGCATTTTTAGAGTGCCACCGCACTTAGTAGGAGACTTGGAGCGAAGCACCTTTAGTAATATTGAGCACCAATCTATCGACTTTGTAACGCATACGATACGGCCTTGGCTGGTCAGGTGGGAGCAGGCAATTTATAAAAGCTTGCTAAACGAACAAGAGCGGTCGCTCTATTACGCAAAGTTCAATGTTGATGGCTTGCTTAGAGGCGACTTTGCAACAAGAACACAAGGCTATGCGACAGCAAGACAAAACGGTTGGATGTCGGTTAACGAAATCCGCGAGCTAGAGGAAATGAATCCGATACCGCCCGAGAAAGGCGGAGACGATTATTTGGTTAACGGCAATATGATAGGAGCTGGTCAACAAAATACGGAAAAAGGAGGTAACGATGGCACAAAGTAAAAAAGAGATAAGGACGTTGCCGATTGTCGAGCTTAGGGTGAGCAGTGCTGAAGAGGAAAACTTTATCGAAGGGCATGCAGCGGTGTTTGATAGCTGGTCGGAAACGCTTGGCGGAATTTTTCCGTTCAAGGAAAAGGTTAAGCGAGGCGCTTTTGCTAGCAGCTTAGAAAAGGACGATATACGCGCACTTTTCAATCACGATCCAAATTATGTGCTTGGCAGAAACAAGGCAGGAACTTTACAGCTTAAAGAAGACGAACGCGGTTTGTTCGTAAAGATATTTCCGCCGGAAACGGCTTGGGCAAAAGACCTGAGAACATCAATTTCACGCGGTGACATTAATCAAATGTCCTTCGGCTTTACGGTGGAAGAGGACGAGTGGAGATACGAGGGCGGCTACGACGTCAGAGAACTCAGAAAAGTTAAGCTGTTTGACGTTTCGCCTGTAACCTTCCCGGCGTATACGGCTACGGATGTCGGAGTAAGGGCAATGGAAAGTTATCAGGAATACCGAGCACAGCAGGAAGCCGAGCAGCAGAATGCGGACAAAAAGGTTGCGGACGCGAAAAACAAGCAGGATCTGCAAGGCTTGATACACAAATTCAAAAATATTTAACGGAGGATACAATGAACATCAAAAAAATTATGGAAATGGAAGCAAAGAGAGAAGACGCCAGGCTGAAAGCAATGGCGGTACTTCAAAAAGCGGAGGAAGAGTCAAGATTTCTTACGGACGAAGAAAAAACCGCCGTGGATAAATACGAAAACGAAATCCGCAGCTGGGACGAAAGCATAAGCCGCTCTAAGAAAATGCTTTCTTATGAGCCGGAAGGCAAGCAGGAAGCGAGGGAGGAAGAGCCTGAGGTAAAAACGTCCGCATCGAAAAACGAAAAGAGATTCCTATCGTTTGGCGAGCAACTTATGGCGGTGTACAGAAGCGCATCTCCCGGCGGAAGTATTGACGCAAGACTTTCTACCCGCGCGGCAAGCGGCTTGAACGAAAGCAACCCCAGTGACGGCGGGTTTCTCGTTCAGCACGATTTTGTTTCTACGCTGCTAAAGCGTACCTACGAAACGGGTATTCTTGCCAGCAAGGTAAAGAAAATACCCATAAGCAACAATGCAAACGGCTTGAAAATCAACAGCATAGACGAAGATTCGAGAGCCAACGGCAGCCGCTGGGGCGGAGTGCAAACCTACTGGGAAAGCGAAGCCGACCAAATGTCCTCAAGCAAACCAAAGTTCCGCCAAATGGAGCTATCCCTGAAAAAGCTTACCGGACTTTGCTATGCGACGGACGAACTTTTACAGGACGCTGCGGCACTAGAAAGCGTAATCAAGGAAGCATTCGCGGAGGAATTCGGCTTTAAGATAGACGATTCTATCCTAAACGGTAACGGCGGAGGACAGCCTCTCGGCATACTTAACAGCTCGGCATTGGTAACGGTTGCCAAAGAAGCCAACCAAACCGATAAGATTACGGTGGAAAACCTCATTAAAATGTGGAACCGTTTGTGGTCGAGGAGCCGCGCGAATTCGGTATGGTATATCAATCAGGAGCTTGAACCGTACCTGTATACATTGAAACTCGGCGATAAGCCCGTTTATATTCCGGCGGGCGGATTGTCGGAAAAGCCTTACGGAACCCTATTCGGCAGACCCGTTGTTCCGCTGGAACAGTGCAACGCGGCGGGGGAAGCCGGCGACATTATCCTTGCTGATATCGGGCAGTATCTGCTTATCGACAAGGGCGGCATCAACCAGGCAAGCTCTATCCATGTAAGATTCCTTTATGATGAAAATGTGTTCCGCTTCATCTACAGGGTGGACGGTCAGCCGATATGGTCGAAACCGTTGACACCGTACAAAGGAAGTGCAACGGTAAGCCCGTTTGTAGCGCTTGCCAAAAGAAATTAAGGAGGGCATAATTTATGACTTATAAAATTATGGAAAGAGGACCGATACGATTGCCCGATTCCACCTTTGCTACCGAATTTGTTTCCGAAGACCTTACAATGAGGAATCCGCAAATCGGAAACATCTTTTTGATTACAGGAGATAAAAAAGAGGGCGAAACCGGCATTGCAAAGGTATCAATCGATGCGGTAAACATTGATGGCGAGGTTGTTGCAAGCAAAATACCGTTCCTTAGAAAACAGCAGTGGCCGCTGTACGGTTATGAGGAAATAACCGAGGATACATTGGATATTGCAGAATGTCCATACTGGCGTGAGTACATGGTAAAGGGCGATTCACTGGGTAAAATCGGCACGAATATGATAAGGATAAAAATCTCGGCGGTTGCAGAATCGACCGTAAACTGCAGTATGTTTATAGAAGGAGAAAACCTGAGGTACTCGGGCGAAACGCATTATGACGATTAGCCTTGAGGAAGCTAAGCTGTTTTTGAGAATTGACGGAGACGAGGAGGATGCCCTCGTCTCTTCTCTTATCATTATGGCAACAGAGCTGGTGGAGGGAATTCTAAGAAGGAAGCTGTCGGAATTTGAAACCGTGCCGGAGACAATAAGACAATCGATGCTTTTAGCGGTAGCAACCCTATACGAAAACCGTCAAGGCGGTAAAGACGGTCTTAATACGGCTGACCTTATAGACCTTATTAAACGACTTACCTTTGCTTATAGAAAGGAGGCATTCTGATGACAATAGGAGAGCTGAACAGAAGAATTGAAGTTTTGGAGCTTCAAGAAGAAAGAGATGTTTACGGAGCGGTCACCGGAGAATGGATTGTTGTCGGAAGAGTGTGGGCAAAAATAGCGCCCGGAGTCGGCAGAGAAAATTTTGTCAATCAGCAAGAAAAGGCGATTCAGGAAGCGATTATCACAATGCGTTATTATCCGGCAATGAGCGTAAAACATCGAATACGGTATCAGAAAACTTTGTATGAGGTTACCGCAGTTAAGGATATTGTAACAGAGCACCGCTGGACGCAAGTAACGGCAAAGGAGATAATCGATGGGATACAGCGCGAAACAGAGGAAGGTGAAGGTCAGCCTTGAGGGCGGAAAAGAAATTGCCAGAAGACTCAAGGCTATGGATACAGCCGCAAGCGCAATCTTGATGAAGGCCGCAAAAGCCGGAGGAGAGGTTGCGCTTGAGGAAGCAAAGAAAAACTGCCCTGTCGATACCGGCGCATTAAGGGATAGCCTGAAAATGACAGAAAATATATCGAAGCCAACAAAAGCAGATGTCAAAATCGACTACGATAAAACTTTAAAATACGGCACTTTTGTGGAACTCGGCGCAAAGGGCAGACCGGCTAATCCCTTTATGCGGGAAGCGGTAGACGACAATCAAAATAAGATTAACAAAGCGATAACGGAAACGCTCGCAGATGCGGTCGGGAGGAAAATGTGAAAGATTTTTACGAGAGCTTGGTTCAATATCTATTGCAAAACAACGCCTTGCAAACTGCGGTTGGGGAAAGAATTTATCCGCATATCTTACCGCAAAACCCGACCTTGCCGGCTATCGTTTATACACCGGTATCGACAACTTATAAGGACGGCTTGCAGCACCACACATGCTTTGTACGGCAGATTGTGCAGTTCTCGATCCATGACACTACCTTCGGCAAAGCCAGGAAAACAGGGCGTTTGTTGAAAGCAGTTTTTCACGATTTTTGCGGAGACTTATGTGGAATCAATATTCAAGCTACCCACACAATAACGGACTTGTCATCGGACGGAAACACGATGACCAATTACAACACAGAGGAGTATATCAACATCCTCGAATTTGTCTTTGAATATATGGAGGAATAAAAAAATGGCAATAGCAGGAAAATCAGGTAAACTCGCTATCGGGACGGAAACACCGGCAACGGTTGTCGGCATCAAAAACTGGTCGATAGATTTGTCACTTGACACCTTGGAAACAACGGCTCTCGGCGAAGACTGGAAAAGCTACATAGCGGGACTGAAGGAATGGACAGCATCGGCAGAGGGCGATTTCAATATTCACACTGACCAAACCGGACAGGCGGCGTTGCAAACAGCGTTTCTCAACGGGACGGCAGTGGATGCGCAGTTCTATGTGGATAGTACGCACTACTACGGCGGCAAGGCGATAATCAGCTCGCTAAGCATCGAAGACCCCGTGGACGATGTGGTAAGCATAAGCATAGAGTTCACCGGCAACGGCGTGATTTCATTTACTTAATAGGAGACACTTATGGCAAAGAAAACGGTAACAATAGAATTGGACAAGGCAAGAAATCTTCGCTACGGGATGAACGCGCTTGTCAAGGTTGAAGAATTAACCGGCAAATCTATCACAAAACTTGACCTTGAAAATCTTTCGATGAAAGACCTAAGGACAATAATGTTCGCAGGTTTATATCATGAGGATAAGAACTTAACCCCGGAGAAGGTCGGCGAACTTATCGACGAATATTCCGATATCGGAACAATAGCAACCAAATTAGCGGAAGCATTTACCATAGCGTTTGGCGGTGGCGAAAAAAACGTGCAGAGTCCTCAGCAGAACGAAAAGGCTGGGGAATAAGCGAGTATTACGAATTTTCCGTCAAGAGTCTAGGTCTTGACCCGATAGATGCTTGGGATTATACACCTTACGAGATTTGCCTGATTGCTGAAAATTACGCATTTGAAGCAAAGGAAGAACTCAAGAGGAATATTACTCAAGCGTACTACACGGAGTATTTCGCAAGGCACAAGAAACTACCGAAATTATCAAAAGTTTTGAAAGACATTGACAAACCGCAAAAGCAAGCGATAAGTAAGGGGGATATGGTGCTAAAAGCTATGGCGAAAGAGAAAGGAGTGCTAATAAATTGACACTACTTTTTAAAAATACTATAATATTAGTTAATATAAAATGATTGGAACATAAATAAAAATCTCAGTTTAATGAGAATTATCGCATAAATGTTTCAGTATGACAACGATCTTAGCCGTATTGAATGAGTGATTAATCATTTTATAATAAAGGAATAAATGAAAAAGAAACAATTACGAAATTCGGCATTAGCTTTTATCATCCTTATGGGTGTGGTTAGCCTTTTTTCGGATATGACGCATGAGGGTGCAAATAGTATTGTCGGAGTATATCTTAGCCTGTCGGGAGCGTCTGCCGCGGCTATTGGATTCGTAACCGGTTTAGGCGTATTTGTTGGATATTCCTTAAGGCTTTTAACTGGATTTATAGCCGACAAAACGAAAAAATACTGGCTGTTAACTGTTGTAGGATATATTATAGATGTTTTAGCAATACCTGCATTGGCATTGGTGCCGAATGGCGGATGGATAGCTGCTTGTATTATTATGGTTATTCAGCGTACGGGTAAGGCGTTGAAGAAACCGGCAAAAAACACCTTGGTATCCTTTGCCGCTTCACAATACGGTCAAGGCAAAAGCTTTGCGCTCTTAGAATTGATGGATCAATTCGGTGCTTTTCTAGGTCCATTGATTGTGTTTGCAGTTCTATTGCTGAAAAACAATGGGGATTTGTTTTCCGCATATTCATTATGTTTTGCGGTGTTGGGAATTCCTGCGATAATAACGATTGTGCTGTTGCTCTTTGCAAAAAAGGCATATCCGCATCCTGAGGAATTTGAGAAAGAAAACGGAAATAAAGAAAAATTCAGAATAAAGAAATCGTTTGTATTATATACTGCCGGTATTTCTCTAGTAGCTTTCGGGTTTGTGGATTTTCCGCTTATAACCCTGCATACGGCAAAGTATGCGCTTATCTCAAATGACACCTTGCCGTTATTGTATTCAGGGGCAATGGCGCTAGACGCGATATCGGCGTTGTTTTTTGGTAAGATCTTTGATAAATACGGAATTAAAGTACTAATGCTTTCTACGGTGTTAGCGGCGCCATTTGCAGCTCTGGTGTTTTTTGCGGATAGCAGTTGGCTTTTGTTTGCCGGCGTAGCGCTATGGGGAATAGGTATGGGAGCACAGGAGTCGATATTAAAAGCTACGGTAAGCACAATAGTACCGAAAGAAAACCGTTCTGCAGGTTTCGGCATATTTGAAACCGTATTCGGATTATTCTGGTTTTTAGGTAGCTGGCTGACAGGTGCGTTATATGATATCAGTATATTATGGCTCGTAATAGTAAGCGTTGCCGTTCAAGTTGTTGCAATACCGGTATTTTATATGACGGCAAGAGCGTTTCAAAAGGAAAAAATAATGGCAGTTTAACAATAAATTTGTATAAGAAGAAAAAAACTATACAGGTGGTTACCAAAGGAAGTAATAGAGATTGAAGAAAATTGCAATACCGTTATTACTTTGTATTTTGGGGATATCATTAATGGGTTGTACAAACAAGTTGGATGAATCAAAATTCACATTGGATTATAATGTTCAGGAGGAGCAATTTATCCTTGGCGAGCAAGTAAATATTGATGTGGAATTCGTTAATGATTATAAGACTATAAGAGTAGATGTCGGAGCAGACGGACCAATAACTTATATTTTATATATAGACGGCAAGCAGCAGGAACAAAATATAGAAAGCATACTTAAAACTCTAAAATTAGAAAAAAATGATACAAATAAGAAAACAATAACAGTCACTCTTGAAAAGAGCGGCGCCTATAAAATTGAGATGTCAGCTAAGTTTACCTACAAGGACACTGAATATAACATTTGCAAAAAGGTATTGGAATTCAGTGTGGAATAAGCGATAACAAAACAAACAGCTCTTAAAAGCAAGTTTTCGGACTTGCTTTTTTTATGCGCAAAAATCGGTAAGGAGGTGAGGTTGTGGCAGTAATACGAAATCTTGTGGTCAAGATTGGCGCGGATATTTCGGGACTGAGCAAAGGTTTGCAGACAGCGCAGACAAGACTTACGAAGTTGAGCAACAGCCTTACTTCTATAGGCACCTCGCTTACTATGAAGGTAACAATGCCGCTTGTGCTGTTTGCAAAGCAAGCTCTGCAAACAAGTGCGACATTCGAGCAGTCAATGGCCAACGCCGCATCCGTTTCGGGAGCGACAGGCGAAGATCTCGAAAAGATGACCGCCCTTGCAAGAGAGATGGGTAAAACTACCGTGTTCTCGGCGAGCGAAGCGGCGGATGCGATGTACTATATGGCTTCCGCTGGTTACAAGGTAGAGGAAATGGCGAACGCTATTGAGCCCATTCTGAACCTTGCTTCGGCAACTCAAAGCGATCTTGCTTTTACGACCGATACCGTAATTGCCACGCTTAACCAGTTTCAACTGGATTCTAGCGAGGCAGGAAGGGTGTCGAATGTGTTTGCGAGTGCGATAGGAAACTCTCAAGCGACGCTAGAAAAGCTCGGATATTCTATGAGCTATGTGGGACCTGTCGCAAACAGCTTAGGCTGGAGTCTTGAGGATGCGACAGGCGCTTTGTCTGTACTGTATAACGCGGGCTATGACGGCAGCATGGCGGGAACTTCACTTAGGCAGTCGCTGGTAGCACTGATGAATCCGTCTACAAGCGCAAAGAAAATCTTTGAACAACTTGGTATTGAGCTTACAAAGCTTGACCCTACAACCAACAAGTTTTCGGATATCGTCAACACCTTAGCGCAATCCGGTATCACAACCGCGCAAGCAATGGAAGTGTTTGGAGACAGAGCAGGTCCCGGAATGATGGCGCTGCTTGCTCAGGGCGGTGATGCGATTGCCGCAATGACCGAAAGCATTACCGGTACCAATTCAGCAACGGAAATGGCGGCAAAGCAAGTAGATACAATGCAAGGCTCCGCCAAGCTAATGAAATCGATGATGGAGGAAATTGCGATTTCGATAGGCGATGTGCTGATTCCGATACTTCGAAAGCTGATGGAACAATACCTTATGCCGCTGATGGAACGGTTTCAAGGCTTATCCTCGGTGTCAAAGGAAACGATAGTAAAAATAGCGATGATAGCGGCGGCAGTAGGGCCGCTTTTTCTTGTCCTCGGCAAGGTGGTAAAGATAGGCGGCATGATAACGAAGGTTGCCGGAATGCTGACCGGGCCTGTCGGGATAATTATTGTTGTGGTAATTGCATTAGCGGCGGCACTTGTATATCTATATAAAACAAATGATAGCTTCCGGAAGAAAGTAAACAAGCTATGGGCAAACATCAAGACGGGATTGTTGAACGCAATGAACGCTATCAAGGCTTGGTGGCAGAGCAACGGCGAGAAGATACTGTCGGCGGCGAAGGCGGCGTTTGAGATCTATGTGAATGCAATATTGTTTTGCATTACCATTGTTATTTCACTATTTAGAAAGCTGATATCCAGCCTCATGTACTTATGGGAAAACAATAAAGCCTTCTGCGACGCGGTTCTTCAAATCTGGTCCGGCATCAGACAGGCAATTACCTCTGCGATATCGTTTATCCTAGCCTGGTGGCAAGAAAACGGACAGCAGCTTTTAGAGAGTGTGCAGACTGTTTTCAACACGATATGGGATGCAATTGTGTTTGTGTTCGATGGCATTATCAAATCGACAACTGTCTTTTTAGGATACCTAAGTCCTATATGGGAGCAACTAAAGAGTGTATTTGTGTCACTTTGGGAAGTGATCAAAGACTTGTGGGAGCTTCTCGAGCCGTTACTAATCGTGATAGGCGGGGCGCTTGCGGTAATACTTGCCGCAGCGGTCGGCGTGGCCAACGGGATTATACAAGCTCTTGGACCGTTCATACAGGCGATACTCGACGCGCTTCAAGTTTTCATTGATGTAATAGGAGCAATTGTCAACCTTTTACAGGGCGACTTAGACGGAGCATGGGAGCATATCAAGAGCGCCGGCGAAAGCGTCAAAGCATACTACGGACATCTTTGGGAAGCGATGAAGAACTTTGCCAAGGGCTTTGTTGACGGCTTTCTCGGTTTATTCGGCAGCTTTGGCATTGACTTTGTTTCTACGGCAAAAGCGGTATGCGAAAAGGTGGGCGAATGGTTTAAGAACCTATGGACGGACATCAAAAACGGCGCAAGCAATATATGGACTGCGGTAACCGATGTGTTCGGCAGAATAGGCGACTGGTTCAAGGATCTGTTCAAAGAAGCCTTTGACTGGGGGCAAAACCTTATTCAATGTATTGTGGACGGCATTAATTCGGCAATAGAGTGGGTTGGTGACAGCATAAAAAGCGTGGGTAAGAAAATCAAAGATTTCTTAGGCTTTAGCTCCCCGACAAAGAAAGGCCCCGGTCGCACGGCTGACGAGTGGATGCCGAATATGATGGATATGTTTGCAACAGGGATAAAAGCAAAGCTGCCAGAAATTGAAGGAGCGGTTTCAATGACGGCTTCTGCGCTTGAGGCACCCGGCGGTTTGACTGTGCCGGAAAGAAACGATACATCCTTAATTAACAGTCTGCTGGGCGCCTTCAGCATAATGCAGCCAAACCGAGGTTCAAGCGGCGAACCCGTAGAGTTATCGATAGACGGACAGGTGTTTGCGAGATTGATTCTACCAAGTTTGATAAAGGAATTTAGACGAAACGGCATAAGATTGGAGGGCGTATAAAATGGTGCTATTCAAGATAAACAGCAAGACGCTAAACCGCAACCCAACGGAAATCAATCAATCCAAATACAAACTTCAAAAAACAGACAGAACCATAGACGGCACCTTGATCGCAGATATCATCGCCGTGAAAAACAAGGTGTCGTTTACTTGGGACTATCTCACAACGGCAGACCTGAAGAAACTGATTGACGAGGTAAACGCGGATACCTTCCCTACAATAGAATACACCGACCCAGACAGCGCTACATTGAAACAAATAACCGGTCATGCTGATGATATATCTTACATGCCGCATTATGACAACCGAACGGGAACAATCATATGGAAAGAGGTAAAAGTAAGTTTTGAGGAGAAATAAAAGATTTACTAATGCCTTGAGGAGGTGATACAGTGCAGTATTGCGACAACCCGAGAAGAGTTTTCGGTAAGGTAACCATTGTTTATTCAGATAGTGATATCAGTATGGACTTGTCGACAGAGACCTCGGGCAATGGAGAAATATCCAATCCCTCACAGGTTTACGGAGGATTTACAGAGCCTACAATCAAGGCTTGCACGATGGACGGAAACAGTACAATGGGCGGCGGATATCAGATGAACGATGTTGGAATCATAACTGGTTGGTGGAGCAACTCGCATTGCGGAAGCAACGGGGTGTTTCAAACTCCGCCCTGGCTGAAGCTAAATTTCCTTGCGCGGCCGCTCATAAGGTGGATGATTATTGGGGACAGCAAGCTGAACCAATACCCGGTAGATTTTGACATCAAATTATACAGGGACAATACACTGGTTGATACAAAAAGCTATACCGGGAACACCAATATTACGATAACAGTCAAATACGACAACCCTTTTGATGATATCACCTCAATAAAGCTGACAATCTACAAATGGAGCACCCCCAACGCAAAAGCGAAGATTATACAATTCTTCGATACCGTCAAAGAGGATTATGAAGGCGCAGACCTGAAAGAGTTTGAGATTTTGGAAGAACTCTGCAAGGATGGTGAAGTAGGCTTCGGCATCAACAGCGATACGGCTTCCTTCACCATATACAATAAGGAGAGAAAGTTCGACAGAGGGTATCTTAAGTCGCTGGTACTGCTGAATCGAAAGGTAATCCCGTATATCGGCATTGATAACGGCAATGGCGGAGTGGATTATACGAAATTCGGTACATTTTATTCGGAGGATTGGAATGTTCCTCAAGGCGATGTTTGGGTTAAGCTGAAATGCGTGGATAGGCTATATAATCTGCAAAAGATTACCTATATCGGCTATCCGTATACGGTTATGTCAAACCTTTACGATATCGCCGAAGACATTTTGCTGAAAAGCGGATTAACGGCAGATCAATTTCATATTGACGAAGACTTGAAAAATGACATTGTATACGCCGGCTTTATGAAAAAGGGTAGCGCATGGGAGTGTTTGCAGGAAGTGTGCTATGCCGGAATGTGCAACGCTTTTATATCAAGGGACGATATTCTTACGATCCAAAAGGAAACGGTCAATAGCACAGACACAGCGATCGGCGCAAACAGAATAACCTCATATGAGAAGCACACCCGTAAAACTGACTTCTGCAATTATGTGGAGGTCAATTATACCGAGGTTGAAACCACAAATACGCAAATTACGGCGCATGAGGGAATCATAACCCTTGCCGCCGGAGAAACGAAAATGTTGACTGTAGATTACAGCGGATATGTTTTAGACGCGGCATTGAGCTTTATGCCCGGTGTCGGAATTGAGATAATATCCTTTGACAGCGGGGTGAATGCCGGCAAGTTTGTATTGAAAAACAACAATGCTAATGCTGTGACAACGACTGTAACTATTAGAGGTTATTCATTGAAAACGGCAACGCAAACGGTGGCGGTAAGCGATGACGCATCCATAGAAAAGTGGGGGAAACAAGAATACATTTATGCCAGCAGCGACCTGATACAAAGCTACGAGCGGGCCAAAGAGATAGGAGAAATTATTCTGTCGCGGCTGACCGAAACAAACGGCAATCTGAAAATAACTTGGAGAGGAGATCCAGCACTTGGTTTGCAGGATTCTTTCGTGATAAGGGATAGGTACGGCGACGAAAGTGTTTGCATAAACGAATATAACCGCTTTAAGTTTGACGGAGGGTTAACCCAAGATACAAGAGGGAGGTTAATAAATGGCACTATGGAATGAGCCCAAAAGCAATTATGTGGCAAGCGATGAGGTGAAGCCTTCTATCT